GGCGATGGGGGCCTTGGCCTTGGCCTTCTTCTTCGCCAGTTCCTCCGCCGCTTTCGTGGCTTCGTCGCCACCCAGTTCCCAGACCACGTCGGTCAGGGAGGCGATCACGCTGTCCAGTTTCTTGTCCGCGTCCAGTTCCATCGCGTCGCGGTCCAGACGCACCACCATGGCGGCGACCATGTCCGCCGAAGCGCTCTTGAGAATGTTCGCCATCACGTCGGTCCGGTTTTTCGCACCGCGTTCTGCCTCCGCCTCCGCCTGAATGGCGGCGACGTCCTCGCCAGCGTCAATGCGAGCTTGCAAGGCGACAGCGATTTCCCGGGCGACTTCCTCCGCCTCAAGGTCCTTGGCGACCTTGTTCTTGATATAGCTGAATGCAGACCGAGCACCGTCCTTGGCGAGCTTTTCCGTGAGACCCTTCGCCTCCGCCGCCGCTTGGAATGCGTCCTCAAACGAAGCCTTGAGGCAAGCGACCATGGCAAACCGGGACACTTCATTCCCCTTGCTGTTGCTGGCGGTCAGCAAATGCCAGCCGCGTCCGTAGTCAGGGTTATTCCGGATGGCCCGTGCAAAGATGATGCGCGAGCCGTAGCCGGTCCCGAAGCCTGCACCCTCCCTTGCGCCAAGCTTGGCGGCTTGTTCGAGCAGCGAAGCTTCGGCGCGCTCCGACTTGGCGGCGGCGGTTTCGTGCGTCTTGTTCGTCATAGCGTGTAGTCCCTTTTCAAAAGCCGGGGCGAGTCGCCGCCGGTCCATTAGGTATGGGGGAAGGGGGTGACATTGTCAAACCATACAAATCTGTATGGGCTAACCCATTGAAACCATTGAGGAAACGGGAGGGGGGAGGGGGGTCGATCAGGCTACGCGCGGCGGGACGGGGCGAGGGGGGACCCCCCTGAATGGCAGTTGGGACTCCGGCACGCGCGCTTACTTAGTAATTTACAAAGTCAATCCTGCTCCCCCAAGAACAGCCCCCTAGTTGACTTATAAAACACCCCCCGGTGCCTCTTGATATTCTTACTTACGGGGGGTATATTTTGCTCACCACAAAGGAGAGCTCCGTGACTCAAGAAGAACTAAAGTCAGTCGTAACCTACGACCCCGAAACCGGGATTTTCCGTTGGCGAGAAACGGGGCCGGGCCGTAAGGCCGAGGCTGGCGCGGTGTTAAAACCTCGCGGCTACACGCATATATGCATAGACGGTAAGCGATACTACGCGCACCGTCTGGCTTGGCTTTATGTCTACGGCGTTTGGCCGCGTGAGTATGTCGACCACATCAATCGCGACCCCCGCGACAACCGCATAGCCAACCTGCGCCAAGCCACGCACACAGAGAACCTGCAGAACAAGGGCAAGAGCACCAACAACACTTCCGGACACCTCGGCGTGTCGTGGCGCAAGGACTGCGACCGTTGGCATGCGAGGCTAAGGGTTGACGGTAAGAATCACAGCCTCGGGTATTTCAAGCGCCTAGAAGACGCCGTTTCAGCAAGAAAAGCAGCTGAACAGCTGCACCACCCGTTCCGGGCTACATAAGAAACCCCCCCGTCACTGTTTCAAATCGCTACCCCCCCGGGGGGTATATTTGTGTTTTCAGAAGTTCGATGTATAGCGGGACCACTGGGGCTGCTTCGCAGCTGCTTACACAAAGACAAATCAGTGGTCGAAATAGAGCCCACACGTGAACACCGCGTCCCTTATGACGTCAGCGACGACCTGACAGGGTCGTTTCTTGAGGAAATGGCGGTGGCAGGGAACACTGCTGAGATGCAGCAGGTGCTGGGCGCTGCGCTGGGCGTGAAACCAGACCTCGACTTTGCCAAAGAGCACGACAAGAAGTTCACGGAAGCCATGAAAACCCGGGACGCTGCTGCGCTGCGCGACCCTGCAATGGCTTTGACTACAGCGGCTTTCCTGCGGACCTACGGAAGCCAGTTGGCTATGGACGCGGCGGGTATCCGTACAGCCATTACCAACAAACTGGTCGAGATCGCCGACTGCGGCGACACCAAATACGAGTTGAAGGCGCTGGAACTGCTGGGCAGGCACTCCGACATCGGCCTGTTTACCGAGCGCAGTGAAGTTACCATCAACTACAAGAGCCCCGGCGAGCTCGAAAGTGCCATCCGCGACAGGGTCCAACGCCTGATGAACGCAAACATCATCGACGTAACCCCAAAACAGCCAACACACGACATTTTCGACGAGCCAGCACCACCCGTCGTAAAGCGTAGGCCAGCCGCCCCCGAGAGTGCGGAGTGAGCTACAGCGCCACCTCGCTAAAAGACATCGAGAAAGTCCTCCCGCTGCTGACCGTGCGGGAGCAGGAGCAGCTTCTTGCGGAGTTGGACAAGCTCACCGAGATGCGGGAGCAGGAGCAGGCCCAGAAGAAGTTCGTGCCGTTCGTCAAGAAGATGTGGCCCGGGTTCATCGACGGCAGGCACCACAACATCATCGGTGAGGCCTTCGAACGGGTGAATAACGGCACCCTGAAGCGGCTTATCATCTGCATGCCGCCACGACATACGAAGTCGGAGTTCGGCTCCTTCCTGCTCCCAGCATGGTTTTTGGGCAATCATCCCGGCAAAAAAGTCATTCAAGCGTCACACACTGCCGAGTTGGCCGTGGGCTTCGGGCGCAAGGTGCGTAACCTCGTCGACACCGACCGCTACCGCAAGGTTTTCCCCGACCTGCAGCTGCAGTCCGACTCCAAGGCCGCTGGACGCTGGAACACCAGTGCAGGCGGCGACTACTTCGCCATTGGTATCTCGGGTGCCGTCACCGGCAAGGGCGCTGACGTGCTTATCATCGACGACCCGCACTCTGAACAAGAGGCTGCGCTGGCCGAGGTGAACCCGGAAATCTACGACAAGACCTACGAATGGTTCACTTCCGGCCCTAGACAGCGCCTGCAGCCCGGCGGGGCTATCGTTATCATCATGACGCGCTGGTCCAAGCGGGACCTCGTGGGGCGTGTGCTGGAAGCCGCTGCACAGCGGGGTGGCGAGGACTGGGAGGTCATTGAGTTTCCGGCAATCCTGCCGTCAGGCAAGCCGACGTGGCCCGAGTTCTGGCCGCTGAAGGAACTGGAGGCCCTGAAGGAAGAACTGCCGAACTCCAAGTGGATGGCGCAGTACCAGCAGCAGCCAACCAGCGACACCAGCGCCATCATCAAGCGCGAATGGTGGCAGAAATGGCCCCACGAGGACCCGCCGCAGATCGAGTTCACCCTGCAGTCGTGGGATACGGCGTTCGAGAAGTCACAGCGGTCCGACTATTCGGCTCTCACCACTTGGGGTGTTTTCTACAAGGATGACCCGGACACGGGTACGCAGCAGGCCAACATCATCCTGCTTAATGCCTTTCGGGAGCGCATGGAGTTTCCGCGCCTGAAGCAGAAGGCGATACAGGAGTACAACGACTGGCAGCCGGATAGCGTCATCATCGAGAAAAAGGCCTCCGGTGCACCGCTGGTCTACGAGATGCGGGCCATGGGCATCCCTGTACAGGACTTTACCCCTACTAAGGGCAACGACAAGATTAGTCGTCTCAACGCCTGCAGTGACATCTTTGCCTCCGGCAGGGTCTGGGCACCCAACACCCACTGGGCTGAGGAGGTCATCGAGGAGGTGGCCAGCTTCCCGGCGGGTAGCCACGACGACTACGTCGACAGCACATCCATGGCCCTCATGCGGTTCCGCAAGGGCGGCTACATTAGCACTAATCTCGACGAGCCAGAAGAAGTGCGTTACTTCAAGAGTAACCGCAGCAAGGGATATTACTGATGGCCGATATCGACAAGGCGCTGAACCAAGCCCCGCTGGGCCTAGACTTCTTGGAAGACCTCGGTGGCGACGAGCCCGTGCTGGAGATCGAGATTGAGATCGACCGCGAGGAAGCCGAGGACATGGACGACGCCTATGATGAGGCGGAGGACGAGGAGTTCAACGAGAACCTCGCCGAGGACATGGACGACAGCGTTCTTGAGTCTCTTGCCGGGGACCTGCTGGGCGAGTTTGACGACGACATCAGTTCCCGCAAGGACTGGATACAGACCTACGTGGATGGTCTGGAGCTTCTCGGCATGAAAATCGAGGAGCGTACGGAGCCGTGGCCCGGCGCGTGTGGGGTGTACCACCCGCTGCTGAGCGAGGCGCTGGTCAAGTTTCAAGCTGAGACCATGATGGAGACCTTCCCGGCTGCGGGGCCGGTCAAGACGCAGATCATCGGCAAGGAAACGCAGGACAAGAAGGACGCCGCCGAGCGCGTGCAGGTAGATATGAACTACCAGCTGACTGAGCGCATGGTGGAGTACCGCCCGGAGCATGAGCGCATGCTGTGGGGCCTCGGGCTGGCGGGTAATGCGTTCAAGAAGGTCTATTACGACCCCTCGCTGCAGCGGCAGGTGTCGCAGTTTATCCCGGCGGAGGACGTGGTGGTGCCCTACGGGGCGTCTAACCTGCAGACCAGCGAGCGCGTCACCCACGTCATGCGCAAGTCACCCAACGAGGTGAAGAAACTGCAGAAGGGCGGCTTCTACCGTGATGTCGAGCTTGCTGACCCCTCCGACAACTTCGACGAGGTCGAGAAGAAGATCGCCGAGCAGATGGGGTTCAGCGCGTCGTCGGACGACCGCTACAAGCTGCTGGAGATGCACGTCGACTTGGACCTGCAGGGTTATGAGGACGAGGACGACGGCAAGCCCACAGGCATCGCCCTGCCTTACGTCGTCACTATCGAGAAGGGCACGCAGACTATCCTCGCCATCCGCCGCAACTGGCACCCTGACGACGAGAACAAGACCAAGCGCAACCACTTCGTCCACTACTCCTACATCCCGGGCTTCGGCTTCTACGCTTTCGGCCTCATCCACCTGATCGGTGCGTTTGCAAAGTCCGGCACGGCGCTTATCCGCCAGCTGGTGGACGCGGGCACCCTGTCTAACCTGCCGGGTGGCTTCAAGACTAAAGGCCTGCGGGTCAAGGGTGACGACACCCCCATCGGTCCGGGTGAGTGGCGCGACGTGGACGTGGCCAGCGGGACCATGCGCGACAACATCATGCCGCTCCCATACAAAGAACCCTCACAGGTTCTGTACACCCTGCTGGGCACTATCGTGGACGAGGGGCGTCGGTTCGCCAGCGCTGCTGACCTCAAGGTCAGTGATATGTCCGCCCAGTCGCCCGTGGGCACGACGCTGGCTATCCTTGAGCGCACGCTGAAAGTCATGTCCGCCGTGCAGGCGCGCATCCACTACTCAATGCGCCAAGAGTTCCGGCTGCTCAAGGACATCATCCGGGACTACACCTCGGACGACTACCAGTATGACCCCGAGGATGGCACGCGCAGCGCCAAGAAGGACGACTACGACGCGGTTGATGTCATCCCGGTCAGCGACCCTAACGCTGCTACGATGGCGCAGAAGGTCGTGCAGTACCAAGCCGTCATGCAGATGGCCCAAGGGGCTCCGCAACTCTACAACCTGCCTTACCTGCACCGGCAGATGCTGGACGTGCTGGGCGTGCGCAACGCAGAGAAGCTCATCCCCATCGACGACGACCTGACGCCGACCGACCCGGTGTCGGAAAACATGAACATTATCAACGGCAAGCCGGTCAAGGCGTTTATCTACCAAGACCACGACGCCCACATCGCCGTCCACATGGCGGCTATTCAGGACCCGGAAATCCAGAAGGTTGTGGGTCAAAGCCCCACCGCCCAGTCCATGATGGCCGCTATGGCGGCGCACATCTCGGAACACGTGGCGTTCGCCTACCGCAAGAAGATCGAGGATGCAGCTGGCGTGCCTTACCCGGCACCGGACGCCAAGATGGACGAGGCCACCGAACTGGAGATTTCCCGTCTGGCGGCAGCGTCGGCATCCAAGGTGCTGAAGGAAAGCCAACAGAAGGCACAACAGCAGCAAGCCCAACAGCAGGCTCAGGACCCCATCGTGCAGATGCAGAAGGAAGAACTTCAGCTGCAAGGCAGAGAGGTCGCCATCAAGGAGGCCGACAGCAAGATCAAGCAGCAGAAGGTCCTCATCGACGCTGCAGCTACGAAGGACAAGATGGACATCGAGCGCGAGCGCATCGCTTCGGCAGAGCGCATCGCGGGCCTGCAGGTCGGGGCAAAGGTGTCCACGGCCAAGGGCCAACTGGAGTCCAAGGACAAGCTGGAAGGCATGCGCCTTGGGGTAGACGTGGCCAAGGAAACCGAAGCCATGAAAGTGCGTAACCAACAACCCGTGGCTCCGCAAACAGAGCCCGCAAAAGGAGATAACTAATGGACAGCGGTGTCCTTAGACACATCGTAAGCCGCATTGACGAGGAGATCGTCAAGTCCAGCACCCAGCTGGGCGAAGGCAAGGCAACGGACTACGGGGACTACAAGTGGCGCTGCGGCATCGTCCGTGGCTACCTGCTTGCCAAAGGCATCATGATGGATGTCACAGAGTATATGGAGAACGACGATGGCTAAGCCAAAACTTATCCTTCCAGAACACTACACCCAAGACAACGACGCGCCCATCAGCGAAGAGGCCACCGCCCGGGCGGCGAAGCAACTGCCCGACCCCAGTGGTTACCGCATCCTGTGCAGCATCCCGCAGATCGAGAAGGCCTACGACAGCGGCCTGCTCAAGGCGGACATCACGATGCACAACGAGGAACTGCTCACCACGGTGCTGTTCGTCGTCAAGCTTGGACCCGACTGCTACGGCGACAAGACCCGGTTCCCGTCAGGTCCGTGGTGCAAGGAAGGCGACTTCGTCCTCGTGCGCCCGCATGCCGGTACCCGTGTCAAAATCCACGGCATGGATTTCAGAATCGTGAACGACGACGCAGTGGAAGCTGTGGTCGAAGACCCGCGCGGCATTAAGCGCGCTTAAGCAAACAACGCCCCAAGGAGGCGCAAATGAACCCGAACAACACAGACATCGAAGACGACGACTTCGCTGGTTACGAACTGGACGACGACGTTGAGGCGGTAGACATCGAGGAAGTCGATGATACCCCGGAAGAAGATCGCGACCGTGCCCCCATGCCGAAGGAGCTCGTTGACGAGCTTGAGGCAGATGACCTCGGCGAATACAGCGAGAAGGTCAAACAGCGGCTGAAGCAGCTGAAGAAGGTGTGGCACGACGAGCGACGCGAGAAGGAGCGCATCCAGCGTGAGCAGAACGAGGCGGTTAGCATCGCCAAACGCATCATGGAGGAGAACAAGTACCTGAAGGAAACGCTGTCCTCCGGCGAGTCCCAGCTACTTACCAGCTACAAGGACGCCGCTGAGCGTGACATGGCTGCTGCACGCCGTGACTACATCGCGGCCCACGAGACTGGTGACAGCGAAGGTCTGGTTGCAGCACAGGAGCGCATCACTGCTGCGGCCCTGAGAACTCAGCAGCTGAACGACTACAAATCGTCTTTACAGCGCCCTGTGGAGCAAGTATACCAACCACAAGCCGCTCCGGAAACGCAGCGTGTGGACCCAAAAACGGAAGCGTGGCAAAAGCGCAATACGTGGTGGGGTTCGGACGCAGAGATGACCGCCGCCGCTCTCGGGCTTCACCAAAAGCTCGAACAACAGCACGGCAAGTCCTTTGTCGGGTCTGACGAATACTGGCGCGCCGTCGACACGACGATGCAGCGCAGGTTCCCGGAGTATTTCGGGGATGAAAAGCCCGCAAAGGGCGAAAAACGACGTCCATCGACGGTCGTTGCTCCGGCTACGCGAAGCACTGCTTCCCGTAAGGTCGTACTCACAAAGTCGCAGGTAGCTCTGGCTAGGAAGTTTGGGTTGACGCCTGAACAGTACGCCCGGGAAGCTCTCAAACTGGAGAATAACAATGACTGACATTCTGGACGCCGCCGTCCCACAAAACCGTGCACCGCGTGAAGTTGAGACGCGTGCAACCACTGAACGCCCGAAGTCGTGGCAACCGGCGCAAACGCTGCCCGAGCCCGACAAACAGCCGGGATACGCCTACCGTTGGGTGCGCGCATCTCTGCTGGGAACCAATGACGCCCAGAACATGTCTGCAAAGATGCGTGAAGGGTGGGAGCCGGTCCGCATCGAAGAACAACCGCAGTTCAAGATGATGGTCGACCCCAGCAGTCGGTTCAAAGACAACGTGGAAGTTGCTGGCCTCCTGCTCTGCAAGATGCCCGTCGAGTTCGTCGATCAGCGCGCCGCCTACTACGGCGACAAAACCCGCGCCCAGATGGAGTCGGTCGACAACAACTTCATGCGTGAGAACGACCCGAGGATGCCTCTGTTCTCTGAACGGAAGTCTTCGGCCTCTTTTGGCAAAGGCAAATAAACAGGAGCCTTAAATGGCATATCCGTCTGTTGACGCCCCGTACGGCCTTGTCCCGATCAACCTGATCGGTGGCCAAGTCTTCGCGGGTTCTACCCGACTCATCCCCATCGCTTCCGGTTCGACTACGGCCATCTTCAACGGTGACGTCGTGAACCTGAACTCTGACGGCACCCTCAGCAAGGACGTTGGCACTGCCACCGCCACGCCGGTCGGTGTCTTCCTCGGTTGCTCCTACACGGACCCGACCTTCGGCAAGACGTTCCGTCAGTTCTACCCCGGCGCTCTCGCCATCGCCGACATCGTGGCTTACGTCTGCGATGACCCGGACACGCTGTTCAAGGTTGCCGTCACGGCTGCCGGGACCAGCACCATCGGCAACGTCGCCCGCACGGCTGTTGGCAACAACTCCGCGCTTATCCAGTCTGCGGGTAACACCGCTACCGGTAACTCGCGGGTTTCGATCAGCTCCACTACCGCTACGGCCAGCACCCTGCCGGTTCGTATCATCGACATCGTCCCCGAGACTGCGCTGGCCGTTAACCCGGCCTCGTACACCGAGGTCATCGTCAAGTGGAACGCTGGTATGCACCAGTATTACAACCCGACCGGCGTCTAAGGAGGACGTGACCAATGGCTATTTCACGCGCACAACTCCTCAAAGAACTGCTTCCGGGACTGAACGCTCTGTTCGGTCTGGAGTACAAGCGGTACGGCGAAGAGCATAAGGAAATCTTCGAGACGGAGTCGTCCGAGCGTTCCTTCGAGGAAGAGACCAAGCTGTCGGGCTTCTCGGCTGCTCCGGTCAAGAACGAAGGTTCTGCCATCGCGTATGACAACGCGCAGGAAGCCTTCACCGCCCGCTACAACCACGAGACCATCGCACTGGGTTTCTCGCTGACCGAGGAAGCCGTGGAGGACAACCTCTACGCTTCGCTGTCTTCGCGCTACACCAAGGCTCTGGCTCGGGCCATGGCGTACACCAAGCAGACCAAGGCTGCGTCGGTCCTGAACAACGGCTTCTCTGCCAACTACCTCGGTGGTGACGGCGTGGCCCTGTTCAGCGCTTCGCACCCGCTGGTTTCGGGCGGCGTCAACTCGAACATCCCGTCGACTGCGGCTGACCTTAACGAGACTTCTCTGGAAGCCGCCGTTATTCAGATCGCTGGCTGGTCGGATGAACGCGGGCTGCTGATCGCTGCCAAGCCGAAGAAGCTCATCATCCCCCCGGCCCTGATGTTCGTCGCTACTCGTCTCCTTGAGACCGAACTGCGTGTCGGCACCGCCGACAACGACATCAACGCGCTGAAGTCGAACGGCTCCATCCCGGGCGGCTATGCGGTCAACCACTTCCTGACCGACGTCGATGCGTGGTTCCTGACTACCGACGTGCCGAACGGCCTGAAGCACTTCGTTCGTGCTCCGATGGCCAACTCGATGGACGGCGACTTCGACACCGGCAACGTCCGGTACAAGAGCCGCGAGCGTTACAGCTTCGGCTGGTCGGACCCGCTGGGCATGTACGGCTCGGCTGGGGCCTAACACCCTTGAGAAACCCCCGCTGGTAACGGCGGGGGTTTCTTAACAAAACTTTTACATAACGGTACGCCAATGACCCTGCACACCGACGCTCGCAACCTTAACTGGACTATGATCGGGGTTATTGTGACCCTAGCCCTGCAGATTGCTGTTCTTGTGTTTTGGGGCGGCGGCATCAACCAGCGCGTGGCTAACCTAGAACGTGTTGTCAGTCCGCTGGCGGACGGGACACTGGCACGCTTGGATGAGCGTACAGAAGCCATGCTGAAGCAGCTGGACCGCATCGAAAAACGCGAGGAACAGTGACCGACATCCCCCTGCCAGACCACCCTATCCGCAAACACTGGGCTTGGCAGTCGTTTGACCGCCTATGGCGTCCGACCGCTGGGTGGGTTGTGGTCGCTGGCACGGCCTATGCGGGGTTCATTGGCCACGCTATTGGCAAGCCCATGAACGAAGGCTACCTTGCAGTGTGGTTGACTTTCTCCGCCGCTGTTCTCGGCCTGAAAAGCTGGGAGAAACTTAAGGGGGTCGCATGATTTTCTGGATGGACTTCGCCAAGACGCTGGTTGGCGTTAAGGAAGTGCCCGGCAAAGGCAACAGCCTGACCATCATGGGCTGGGCTAAAAAGCTCGGTGCCAAAATCCTTGGCATCACCTACGCCGCCGACTCTGTTCCTTGGTGCGGCCTGTATACAGCGTATGTCATGGAGCATTGTGGCTTTGTGCCGCCTCCCATCGCTGTCCGCGCTTCTGAATGGAGTAAGTGGGGGCGCAAGCTCCTTAACCCGCGCTACGGCTGCATCTTGACCTTCACCCGAGAGGGCGGGGGCCACGTAGGTTTCTACGTTGGCGAGGACGCTACCCACCTGCATGTCCTCGGCGGCAACCAAGGTGACGCGGTTTCCATCACGCGTATCCCCAAAGCGCGCCTGTCGGAGATGCGCTGGCCCAACGGGTTTCCGCTCCCCAAACCGCAAGTAATCCTGCTCGATGCCAAGGGCGCGCCGGTAACCAAGGGCGAAGCTTAACCCCTTCCTCTGGCGTATGGTTTCTGTATACTGTCTTCGTTCCGGGTAAACCGGTGCGCTGGACTAGCCCCGGCTAGACGACATACCGACCAGTGTACCTATCTTGTATGTGAGGAACCAAAATGGCTTTCACCACTTTCGCCGGACCGCTTCGCGCTGGCACTGTCAAAGAAGGCGCTGGCCGGAACACTGGCCTCGCCACCCTCGTGCAGTCGTATGACTCGGGTGACCTGACGGGCACCACCACCGGCAACTACGACGTCGCAGCCTTCATCATCCCTGCTGGTTCGCAGATCATCGACATCATCGTCGATCAGGTCGTTGCGGCTACTGTCGGCACCACGACTATCTCGGTCGGCACCGCTTCGGGCGGCGCACAGCTTATGGCGGCTGTCGCTACCACCGCTGGCGGTCGCTTCCGTGGCACGGCTACAGCCGCTACTCAGCTGGCTTGGCAAACATCCACCACTGCTGACACCGTCGTCTACATCCGCGACGTGGTTGGCACGGGCACCCTTGGCGCTGGCCGCTTCATCCTCACCCTCGAGTATGTGCAGCGTGCAGACAACGGCGCTCAGTTCCCGGCCTCCGCATAACAGGGGACTAGACCAATGCCCATTGCTGTCCAACGCATCTACGGCGACATCCAGACCGCCGGTATTTCCGTAACCTCCACCGGCAAGTCGCAGGTTTCCAGCGACGGCACCAATGCGTATGCGCAGCTTGTGGCATTGGTCACCCCGGACGGCGCGCCGTACTCCGCTGGCGGTGCGTTGGCTTCGTCGGTCTCCAGTGTTGCACAAACTGTAACGGCCAGCGCTGCGGCGCTGGCTTCGCAGGCAACCGTAACCGGGGTTATTTTGGTCGCCTCAGCAAACAACGTCGGCACCACCTACGTCGGTGGGTCTGACGTCACTACCGCTAACGGCTACCCGCTTGAGCCGGGGCAGAGCTTCTCCGCTGCCGTGACGAATGCCAACGTCTTGTACATCATTGGCACCGCGTCAGACACTGTTCGGGTCATGAGGGCTTAACATGAGCTTCCCTGTTTCTTCCGCCACCTCCGCCAAAGCCAAGTCGCAACTGTTCACGGCTTCCGGTTCGTTTGTTGTCCCCGCCGGGGTCTCGCAGGTTATTGCGACGTTGGTCGGCGGCGGTGCGGGCGGCGGAGGCGGCCATGCTACGGGTGGCGGAGGCGGCGGAGGCGGTGCGGGGGCAGCGGTATATCGTTTCCCGGTTTCTGTTACGCCCGGTTCTACTCTGACCATCACTGTTGGCGCAGGGTCGGCGGGCGGGGCTATTGGTGCCCCCGGCGCTGGTTCCGCCACAGCTTCCAGCATCACAGGCGCTCTTGTCCAAGTGCCGGTAGCTTTCCCCGGTGTGGGCGGCGGGGCTGGTCTAGTGGCTAATGGCGGCGCTGGCGGGGGTTCCGGCGCAACTGGGTTCTCGATGACCTCTCTTGGCCTCGGCGGGGCTGGCGGTGTGGGTTCCGCAGCAGGTGCTGCAGGTGGTGTTCCGGGCGCTGTAGGGTTTCACCTTACTGGCACAGGTGGTGGCGGTGGCGGGTCCATTGGCGCGTTTGCCGGGGGTTCAGCCCGTTCCTTCCTCAACCCGTCCGGCGTTGCTGGTGGCGCGGCTAATGCTGGTGGTGGCGGTGGCGGTTGTTCTATCATGGGCACTGGCGGCGTTGGCGGCACCGCGACAGTTGCTGGTGCAGCAGTTGCAGCTGGCCAATACGGTGCTGGCGGCGGAGGAGGGGGTCAAAACGCAGCAGGCGGTGCTGGCCTATCCGGGTGTGTCCTCATTGAGTGGGTTGGCTAAACACCGCCATGTCCTACGAGATAAACGGCTCTATCCCCGCAGAACTAGCCGCCGTGCAGGCCGCATTGGGGATACCGGCCCCCGCACCGCTCGTATTTTGCACGGTGTCGGCCCCCACGGCCCGGTCTTACCCGATGACCCCGCAGACGGGTTACTCTGTCGCGTCAGCGGGTGTAGGCCAGATTTTCACGGGTTTGGCAGGCGCGACCAACGCCGAAGGCCAGAGCGGAACCATTGTGACCGCAACCATCGCGGGGGTGTTTTCCGGTGCCGCCACCGAAATCGTTATGCCCAACGGCAATAGTCTGCCCGCCGGGGCTATCCAACTAAACTCCCCGTTTGCAATCCAGCCGTCCGTTGCGCGTGGTAAGTATGTCCTTGTTTACCCCGCCTTCCCAGCACAGGGCACGTACGTCCAGCTTGAGTGGGTATCGGGCACGGGGGCGACTGTAGTCGCTAAACTAGCGTTTCCAGACACTAAACTTCCGTCCAACCTAACCAACGTGCGGTTTGCGTTCCAAGCGCAGGGGGACAAGCCTTTTGGTTCGGCTTCGCTGGCTATCCGCAACTTCGGCAACACGGCAGATGTGCTGGCGGCTACCGCTATTTACGATAAGACCGACACTACCGCACTGTCAGCCGCAGGCCTGTGGGCAAACAAGCAGTGGGTAGAGGTCGTACGTAACGCTTCTGGTCGCCTCAACATCGTCGAATACCCGTCTACGGCTTTGACGACGGCAACCGAGCAAGACGCAGCACTAGCCCTGCAAGGGCCTACTGTAGACGAGCCTGTGTTTGCGCAAAAACTGACGGACAGGACGTGGCTGGTCGAGCTTATGGCCGTCCAGTATGACGACACCTCGCTGGTCACCGGCAAGCGGATGAACCAAGACACCCATTACTGTGTCATGTACGACATGGGCCGTGCGATGTCGCAAGGGTCGCTTCAGAACGCCTACGCTCCCGCTGTGAACTCCCACAAAGCCAGTATCAGCGGCAAGGACTACCTCTATAGCTGGCTCTACTCTGACGAAGGCGGGGGCGGCGCGTTTGTTGGTGACCAGCCTTCAACCGCCGAGTTTGCTATCAAGGTAGGCCTTTTTGCCGATGCCACCTCTACTTATGAACTGTACGGGCTTGGCCACGGCCTGATGCAGATGGTGTCTTCGTCCCTAACCATGGACGGCGGGGCGGACCAAAAGGCTTCCACTGTTGGAACTCGTTTGCGCGGCTCTTCGCTGGTGTGGACGACGGTGTACGATGTGTACCGTCCGCCCGTCCTAACGCCCACTCGCATCGGGCAGGTTACTATAGTGCAGACGCTGGATGCAGACGGCGTCACTGTGTTGCACACCCACAAGGTCGGGCGGACGATGGCCTACACTTCGGGCAACCTTAATGTGGCAGAAGGCACTACAATCACTGGCGCGACGTCCGGTGCTACGGCTGTTCTCGTCGTGGCCCCCTCCCCCACCACAGGCAGCTACGCAGGGTCGAACGCGGCAGGTCAGTGGTATGTCAAGGATGTGGTTGGTACGTTCCAAACCGGCGAGAACCTACAAACTGCGGGCGTAACCCGGGCTGTTATGAGCGGCACAGTGGGCGCGCAGATCGGGGTCGCGGACAGTTATTCCGCTATGCTCCCGACGACTACGATCAACCGCATGAAGGTGCCGACGCAGACCGAGATTGTCATTGGGTACGAGGATGGCGTGCAGCAGCCAGCGGCGCTTCCGGGTTCTACGTGGCCCGGCCAAGAGCGCATGCAGGTTCGTCACGGGGTGATCGACACCGACATCATCCTTGAGATGCTGCTGCTCGGTAACTACCCGTTTGACCCGCCGGGCGACTATTCCCTGTGCGCGACCTCGCAGATGTTTGCACAGGACCGCACAGAGGGAAACCGCAAGATGTATGTCAACTGGGTTTCCGGCACGAAACAGGTGTATGAGGGCACTTATGTTGGCAACCAGCGCTACAGGTTCCGCGTCGGCGCATTAGTGTAGGAAAAACATGGCCGAGAACACGTACAACCTTGCTGGTCGCAGCATCTTTATTGCGCTGCCCGCCTACGACTTCAAAGTCTCCCTGAAGCTGGCTATCTCGCTGGCCCGCTTCGCGCAGTCCGCCCCGCAACACGGCATCAACATCCAGATTGGCAGCATCTGCGGATGCTCCGTGGTGTCGCGCGCGCGCAATCTGCTGGTGAAGGACTTCCTTGAGACCGACTGCACCGACCTGCTGTTCATCGACTCCGACATCAACTTCGTGCCCGAGGACATCTACCGCCTTATGGCTTGGGGGTCAGACCCCAAGAAGGGCATCGTGGCTGGCGTGCCGCGCGTCCGCGAGACCAAGGCCACCTACATCATGGCTCTGGACCACGACGAGAATAACGCCCTGACCATGGATGCCATGGGTCTCGTCCGCGCCAAGCGCGTGGCCACTGCCTTCATGCTGGTGCGCCGTGACGTGTTTGAGACGCTGGTATCCGCCCACCCCGAGTGGAACTACTACGACCCACGTACTGACGCTACGCTGTCAGCCGTCTTTGATTTTAAGGTCACGGCGGAAGGCTACATGGGCGAGGACTTCCTGTTCTGCGACCGAGCTCGTGAACACGGCTACGAGGTGTGGGTGGACCCGACCATCAAGCTCGGCCACATGGGCGTCCAAGAGTATATGGGCGACTTCGGCAACGACGTTCTGTACCCGATGATGGTGCAGCCAGCCATGGCAGCGGAGTGAAAGGCAATGGCCAAGACCCCAGCGTGGACCCGCAAGGAAGGTAAGGCGGAGGCCGGTGGCCTCAACGCCAAAGGCCGTGCATCCTACAACCGCGCTAACCCGGGAAAGCCGGGGCTGAAGGCCCCGCAACCAGAAGGTGGCCCGCGCAAAAAGTCATTTTGTGCGAGAATGACGGGTATGAAGAAGAAGTTGACCAGCGCTAAAACGGCTAACGACCCCAACAGCCGCATCAATAAAAGCTTAAGAGCTTGGCGGTGCTGACATGAAATGGGAAAAGGGCCGTCGTGGCGGCAACATTCTGGACCGTCGCGGGATGCACCGGGTGGACTCCCTGCTAGCCCGCAGCCCTACGTTTATGCGTGAGGCAGGCCCGGCCTTTGTCAGACCAGATCAACGGTACGGAGAGTCCGGCGTAAGCGAAATCCTCCGAGAAAGGCCCCGACGCCCCCGCTTTAACAAGGGTGGAGTTGTGGGTGACGGCTGTGCTATTCGTGGCAAGACCAAAGGGAAGAACTGCTGATATGGAAAACGAAGCCAAGAAGTCCCGTGGCTTTAAGCTGGGTGATATCTCCCCGCTGGCCGGGCTGGTTACTGGCGAAGGTCTGACTAGCGGCCTGATGGGGGGTATCCCCGCCTTGCTGGGCCGACTGGGCCGCAAGGGTGACGACGAGGAAGAAGTCGTGGCAGCGGCTAAAGGTCCGGGAATGAAACGCGGCGGCAAGGTCGGCGGTGTTATGAAGGGCGGCGACATGCCGTTTTTCGCCAGCAAGGCTGGTGACCGCATGGCCCCCAAGAAGAAGCCTGCGCGCAAACCAAAGACCAACTACAAGTCCGGCGGCGTCGTGCGCGGCGACGGCATGGCTACCAAAGGCAAAACTCGCGGACGGGAGTGCTAAGCCGTGAAGATGTCTCGCAAAGAGTGGGAAGGTTCCGCCGAGGACAAGGCGCAGGACATGAAGCTCGCCAAGAAGCGTGGCATGAGCCACAAGCAGTGGGAGGCATCTTCCATGGACAAGAAACACGACCGCCAGCAGTCCATGAAAGGGCTGAAGCACGGTGGTATCGTTCGCGCTGATGGCATGGCCATGCGCGGCAAAACTCGCGGGCATGAGTGCTAGGTTATGAAAAAGAACTTCATCAAAGACGCCATCAAGAAGCCCGGTGCCCTGCGTAAATCCATGGGCGTCAAGAAGGGCGAGACCATCCCGGCCAAGAAGCTGGATGCCGCTACCAAGGCTCCGGGCAAGATGGGCCAGCGCGCCCGCTTCGCCGAGATGCTGAAGGGCTTCAAGAAGGGCAAGTGATGTGGCGCGCTCCGACGAACCCAAATGGAAGCGCATCGTCGCCAGCGTAAAAGCTGGCGGCAAGGGCGGTGACCCGGGCCAGTGGTCTGCCCGCAAGGCCCAGCTGGCTACCCAGCGCTACAAGAAGTCCGGCGGGAGCTACAGCGGCCCGAAAACTGAAGCGCAGAAGTCTCTGTCCAAATGGGGCAAAGAGGACTGGGGCACTAAGTCAGGCAAGCCCTCCACCCAAGGGGCAGACGCAACGGGCGAGCGGTATCTGCCTAAGAAAGCACGGGAGGCGCTGACGCCTTCTGAATATGCCGCTACAACCAAGGCCAAGCGCGAAGGCACCAAGGCGGGCAAGCAGTTTGTCAAACAGCCTAAAGGCATCGCCAAGAAAACGGCACAGTTCAGATGACTACTTCCGGCACCACAACCTTCAACCTGTCTGTGCTAGACCTCGTGGAAGAGGCCTACGAGCGCTGTGGCGCAGAAGTGCGCTCGGGCTATGACCTGCGTACGGCGCGGCGCAGCCTGAACCTGCTGTCCATCGAATGGGCTAACCGAGGTATCAACCTTTGGACCGTGGAGCAGGGGTCTATCCCGCTGACGCAGGGCACGATCTCGTATAACCTTCCGGTGGATACCATCGACCTGCTGGACCACGTGGTTCGTACCAGCACTGGCGCTAACCAGACTGACATCAACATCAGCCGCATCAGCGTCGATACCTATTCGAGCATCCCCAACAAGAACGCCCAAGGGCGACCCATTCAGGTGTGGATTAACCGCCAGTCCGGGGCCACTGGCCCTGCGGGCGTGGTCTACCCAACCATCAACGTCTGGCCGACGCCGGAGCAAAGCAACTACTACACTTTTGTGTACTGGCGGCTTCGTCGCATCCAAGACGCGGGCAACGGCGACAACACGCAGGACATCCCTTTCCGCTTCCTGCCCTGCATGGTGGCTGGGCTGGCCTACTACATGGCCATGAAAATCCCTGAAGCCCTGCCCCGCGTGGACATGCTCAAGGCTGTGTACGAAGAGCAGTGGCAGCACGCAGCGGACGAAGATCGGGAGAAGGCTTCGCTTCGGCTAGCCCCCCGTGTGAGCTACTAGGTCTGCCATGCCCAGTAAGTTTGCTTCCGGCAAAAAGGCTATCTCGGAGTGTGACCGTTGCGGTCAACGCTACCCGCTGCGCAAGCTGAAGCCCCTCGTCATCAAGACGAAGCTGACCAACATCCTGTGCTGCCCCACGTGCTGGGACCCCGACCAGCCGCAGCTGCAGCTTGGGCTCTATCCGGTCAACGACCCGCAGGCGCTGCGAAACCCAAGACCCGACAACTCGTACCTGCAGAGCGGTTTGAACATCAACGGCATGCCCTCTGGGGGTAGCCGCGACATCCAGTGGGGTTGGGGGCCTGTAGGCCTGCTTACCGGGGACTATAGCCAACAAAACGCGTTGGGTGTAACCTTGGTAGAGAACTCACTGGAAGGTAGAGGTGCTGTAGGTTCAGTTACTGTGACGTCTTCCGGGTCGCCAGTGGTTCCGGATTTGCTGCTGTTATCTGGGGAGCCTCTGTCGCTCAACAACGAATACATCATCCTGACACCCATCCCGTAAGGTACTGCTCCATGAAGACCGCTCCGAAGAAAGCCCCTGTGCCCGAAACCAACGGCTACCCTAACAAGGTGGCCAACACCCAGACCATGAAAATCCGTGGTTCGGGCGCTGCTACCAAGGGCACCAACTTCAACCCGAAGTGCTGCTAGGTCTGACCGTGCGGCGTTATGGAAGCATCTACGTAGCCACTAACACCCTTACGGGTGAGCAGTACGTTGGCCAGACAAACCAAAAGTACTACACACGAGTCTACGCGCACAAAATATCGGCTATGAAACCGACGACGAAGTTTCATCGCGCGGTGGCAACCGCCGGGTACGACGCTTTCGTTTTTGAAGAAGTGTTCCACGCGTTCGACCGCGATGCCCTTAACTGGGCGGAGCAGCAGCTTATAGCCGACTATGCGCCCGTGTATAACGCGACTCGTGGCGGGGCTGGGTTTCCGGGGCCGCGAACCGAGGCGACACGCGCCAAGTTGTCCGCCCTAGCTAGAAAACGGTGGGCTGACCCTGCGTGGCGCGAGAGAGTAATCCCCGCTATACGCGCGGGCGTCCAAACCCCCGAAGCGAAAGAGAACACCCGCAAAGCGCGCGCGGCCCGCCCCAGAAAAGAGCCTACGACTTATGGCCCGGAGTACACGGTGCGAGGAAAACTGCGTGCACCCCCCGAGGAAACGCGCGCTAAGCAAGTAGCTGCGTGGAGTGACCCGGTGAAGCGCGCTGCGCGCATCGTTAGTCTAACGCGCGCGCAAAACACGCCAGAGGCCAAAGCTCGTTCCCGTGCTAACATGGCCGCGAGAACGATGTCTCCGGACACAATAAAGCGTATAGCGGAGTCGAAACATAAGCCTATCTGGTGCCGCGAACTTGATGTATATTTCAAGTCCCAAAAGCACGCCGCCGAACAACTCGGCGTAAGCAAAGCGTTAGTAAGCCACGTTGTAGCGAGGAAGGGTAGAGTAATGGGCGTCCTTACTCTAGAGCGGGTTAGTTAAATCGACTTTAGCACGCTTTCGTCCACTATACAGGCGTATGTAGAAAACGACTTCCCGGCCAGTGTGGGGAGCGGCTCTCTCACGTCTGCACAGCAGATCGCTACGTTTGTCACACAGGCAGAGCAGCGTATCTACAACACCGTGCAGCTTCCCGCTTTGCGCAAGGTTACCACGCTGGCCACAGTCAACGGCACCAGCACTGTAGCAGCACCAGCTGATTGGCTGGCTACATACTCCATGGCCGTGCTCGACACGAACGGGCACTACAGCTTCATGTTTAACAAGGACGTGGAGTACATCCGGGAAGCTTTTCCCGACCCCGTTACAGCAGGAGCGCCGCGATACTACGCGCTTCAGGATAACGACACCTTTCTTTTAGGGCCTACGCCCGGCGGTGTGTTTACCCTCAGCCTCAACTATTTCTATGAACCCGAGAGCATCACCACGGCAAACAACACGTGGCTTGGAGACAACTTCAACTCCGTGCTTCTCTACGGCAGCCTGCTGGAAGCCTACACCTTCATGAAGGGCGAGCCGGACGTCATTGCCGGGTACCAGCGGCGCTACGACGAGGCCATGGTCCAGCTGAAACAGCTGGCGGAAGGCAAGAACCGCCAAGACACCTACAGGACCCTGCAGGTCCGCTACCCCGTGAAATAGCGAGACCTCATGCCTATTTCCCAGACCATGTGCACCAGTTTCAAGGGCGAGGTGTTGCTTGGCGTGCACGACTTCCGGGCTACTGGCGGCGACACGTTCAAGATCGCGCTGTACACGTCCGCAGCTGACTTGGGAGCGGACACTACGGCGTATACCGCAACCAACGAAGTCCAGACTCCGGGGTATACGGCTGGCGGCGCAGCGTTGACTAATCTTGGAGTGTCCACCTCTAGCGTGCAGTCGGGGGCTAGTCAGGGCACCGGGTTCACGTCTTTCGCCACAGTGTCCTTTCCGGCGACCTATATCACGGCAGCGGGGGCGTTGATCTATAACAGCACGCCTTCCGCTAACGGCGCGGATAACAATCCCCTTACAAACCCAGCCGTGTGCGTGCTGGATTTTGGCGGTGACAAGTCCTCTACCAACAACACGTTCACTGTCACGTTCCCTGTTAACAGCGCCAACACAGCGATAATCAGGATTTCGTAATGCTCAGGCTGCTGCAGCCCTACCTGATCTACGTCGTTGGCGCTTCAGTTTTGCTGGCAGCTTTTGGCGGTTGGACCGTGCGGGATTGGCAGTGCAAAGCCCGGGAAGCTGAAGTCATGCGCCGTGTGGCCGCTGAAAAAGACCGCATGCAGGAAACCATCAATGCCCAGTCAGCCGCGTACGAAGAAGCAAAAGCCGCAGCGGCTGTCGTTTCTGTCCAGCGAACCCACACAATCAGGGAAGTGTTCCGCGATGTTCCGGTCGACGCTAGCTGTGCTGCTCCTCCCGCTGTTGGCGGCGTGCTCTTGGATGCCGTGGAGGACACCAACAACGCCATTTCCTCCGCCGCCCGCTAACCTAGCCGCGCCTTGCCAGCCGCTACCGGCACCGCCGACCCCGCTGGTAGACCCGTTCAGGGCTTTGTGGGAACAAAGTATTGTGGAACTTTACCGCGACTGTGGTGTGCGGCACACTATAACTGTAAAAGCTTGGGAAGAGGCTGCCAGCCCAAGCAAGAAATGACAGGGACCGCAGATGCCTAGCACTTATAGTTCGTTGAAAATCCAGTTGATGGCAACTGGTGAAAACAACAACACTTGGGGCGACATCACCAACGACAACCTCGGTATCGCTATCGAGGAAGCCATTACCGGTTCTGCGGATGTTAGCTTTGTCAGCGGCAACGTAACCCTCCCGTGGACTGACACGAACGGCACGCAGACCGCGCGAAACCTGCGGCTTAACCTCTCGGGGGCCACCGCCCCGCGTGACCTCATCGTCCCCGCCATCGAGAAGTTCTACGTCATAAACAATGGCAACGCGCACGCGATCACGGTGAAGAACGCCACGGGCAACAGCATTGTTGTCCCAGCAAACAAGACAATGCTTGTCTTCAACAACGCCACGGACGTGGTTGACGCAGTCACCCATCTGACGTCTCTCACACTGGGCGCTGCCCTGCCGGTAACCTCCGGCGGTTCTGGCGTGACTACGTCTACCGGCACCGGGTCCGTAGTGCTTAGCAACTCCCCTACGCTGGTTACCCCCGCGCTTGGCACGCCTTCGGCAGCCGTGCTGACTAACGCTACTGGGCTGCCCCTAGCCACGGGCATCACGGGCACCCTGCCTGTTGCTAACGGCGGCACTGGCATCACATCGTTTGGTACCGGGGTCGCTACTTTTCTCGGCACTCCGTCGTCAGCCAACCTGCGCGCCGCCGTCACTGACGAGACGGGCTCAGGCGTTCTGGTGTTCGCCACTTCCCCCACGCTTACTACCCCGACGCTCTCTTCCCCGACGATGACTACCCCCGCTTTGGGCACTCCGGCTTCCGGCGTTATGACCAACGTCACCGGCCTCCCTTTGGCTAGCGGGGTTACGGGCACTCTCCCTGTGGCCAACGGCGGCACAGGCATCACGTCATTTGGCACTGGCATTGATACGTTCCTTGGCACTCCGTCGTCGGCCAACCTTGCCGCCGCCGTCACTGACGAAACGGGCTCGGGCGCTCTGGTGTTCGCTAACTCTCCAACGCTGGTAACCCCCGCGCTGGGCACGCCTAGCGCACTGGTGCTAACTAACGCCACCGGACTTCCAAACGCTTCAGTTATTGGGCTAGGCGCTCTGGCTACGCTGTCCACGGTCGGCACCGCCACGATCACCGACGACTCCGTCACGTTTGCAAAAACCCAGAACATCGCTACGGCGCGCATGCTAGGGCGCACTACCGGTGGCTCCGGAGACATCGAAGAACTCACTGCTGCCCAGAGCAAGTCCTTGCTGGCTATCATGGCAGCGGACATCAGCGACCTGAACACGGCGGTTAAGCCGCTGGAGTCAATCATCATCGCGCTGTCGGATGAAGTGACGCCCATCACCGTGGGCAACGCCAAGGTAACCATGCGCATGCCCTACGCGTTCACGCTGACTGCAGTGCGGGCCTCTTTGGCCACCGCTTCTTCGTCGGGGATACCCACTGTCGATATCAACGAAAGCGGCTCCACCATCCTGTCTACCAAGCTGACTATTGATGTGGGCGAGAAGACCTCCACTACCGCTGCGGTCCCAGTGGTTATTTCCGACCCGTCTCTGGCCGACGACAGCGAGATTACCTTCGACGTCGACGTAGCTGGCACTGGCGCTACGGGCCTGAAAGTAACCCTTATCGGGCGTCGCACGTGAGCAGTTTTGTCAACTCTTTCATCGGCGGCGTGCCGTACGCTACCAACGTTGCTATCCAGTTCAGCTTGGTTGGCGGCGGCGGTGGGGGCGGTTCCTCTCTACAAGCCGGTGGCGGCGGTGGCGGCGCGGGCCAAGCTAAAACTGACACCACAAAAACAGTCACTGTGGGCAGCTACACGATCACTATTGGGGCTACCGGCTCCCTAGGTTCTACCGGCGGCTCGTCCAGCGCGTTTACGGTTACTTCGCTAGGCGGCAGTGGCGGTGTTGATGGCGACACTGACGGCGGTGCTGGCGGCGCTGTTGGTGGTGGTGCTTTTTCTGGTGGTGCTGGGGGGACCGGAACTTCGGGCGGCGGTGGCGGCGGTGCGGGGGCTGGTAGCGATGGCGCTGATGGCGATGCGGCTGGTACTCCGGGTGCTGGTGGGTCCGGCATCACGCTGGCCATAAACGGGTCTTCTGTTAACTCCGGTTCTGGCGGTTCCGGGGGCGCGCCGCTTAACCCCGGCGCTGACGGCCCCAACGGTTTCTGCATCGTCACCTACGTTTCTGGCACGATGGTAGCCACGGGCGGGACCATAACGACCTCTGGACCCTATACTGTGCATACTTTTAACAGTAGCGGCACGTTCACGCGCACTGGGTAACAAATGGCGCTCCTGAAACTGCAGTTCAAAGTCGGCCTTAACCGCGACCAGTCCAACTACTCGGGCGAGGGCGGCTGGTGGGCGTGCGACAAAATCCGCTTCCGCAGCGGGTTCCCTGAAAAGCTCGGCGGGTGGAAACTCTACGCACCAGCGACATACTACGGCGTCTGCAGGCAGTTGTTCGCGTGGGTGACCACTTTTAGCGACGTGTTCGTTGCTGTCGGCACAAACTCAAAAATGTATGTCGAACTAGCCGGTGGCTACAACGATGTGACGCCGCTTCGCACAACGTTTATGGCACCCGCGACCAACAACTCCATCAGTGTTACAAATACGTCTAATGTTGTTCGGGTAGACCTACTGCTACCACACGGGCTAACTACCGGCGACTACGTAACTATTTCCGGTGCAACCAACTTAGCTCTGGATAACATTGGTGGCATTTTGCTTACCAACATAAACGTTAACGCTCAGGTTACTGTCGTTAACACTACTAGGTTCACCTTTGTAGCGGCGACCGCAGCCACCTCGGATGTATCCGCCGCTGGTGGCACGGCTATTTACATAGCCACTGTAGTGGCTCCAAACACTAACAACTCTTTTTCTACGACCAACGCGTCCACGACTGTGCTTGTCACCTTGCTGACCGCTCATGGCGCTTTGACGGGGGATTTTGTCACCATTTCCGGCGTCACCGGCACTATAGGGGGCATCCCGGACGCGGAGATCAACACCAACCACGTGGTAACTGTGGTAGATGACTTTAGCTTCACTATCACTGTTACCACAGCAGCTACGTCAACGGCAGCCGCTACCGGCGGTACCGCTATTGTCATGGATTTTGAAATACACACCGGTAGCGCGGTGCAGACTTTTGGCTACGGGTGGGGCGTGTCTACTTGGTCGCGTTCAACTTGGGGCTCCGGCTCTTCAGTCCCCATTGCTACGCAGCAGCAAGATTGGTGGTTTGATAGCTTTGACAACGACCTGTACGCCAACATTCGTGGTGGAGCACCGTATGTCTGGCTTCGCGGCTTGGTTACCGACCCAACCACCGCGCTGGCCACGAGGGCGGTCACGCTGCAAGCCCAAGCCGCCGCCGAGGGGTTTGTTGTTGCCGACGTCCCGGTAGCAGTAACCCAGCTTATGGTGTCGCAACAGGACCGGCACCTGATTGCGTTTGGCGCGGTGCCCTTCGGCAGCACGGACCCGGATGACTTCGACCCCCTGCTTATCCGCTGGGCTGACCAAGACACACCTGCGGACTGGACGCCGACCGTGACCAACTCTGCGGGTTTTCTGCGCATCTCGCGCGGCTCTCGCATCGTCACCGCCCTGCCCACGAGGCAGGAGATACTTGTGTGGACTGACGTGGGCCTGAACTCGCTGCAGTTTCTGGGCACCACCGATGTGTTTGGCCTGCAGGAATACGCCAACGACATCACCATCATTTCGCCCCGAGCCAAGTCGTCGGCGTCCAACGTCGTATACTGGATGGGCCGGGATAAGTTCTACACCTACTCGGGCCGTGTCGAGACCCTTGACTGTACCCTGCTTAACCACGTGTTCGACAACATTAACCGCAGTCAGCTTGAACAGGTCACCTGCGGCACACTGGAACAGTGGGGCGAAATCTGGTGGTTTTACCCTAGCGCCAACGCCGAATACAACGACAGCTACGTAGTCTACAACTATCTGGAAAAGATGTGGTTCTACGGGACTATGCAGCGTTCGGCGTGGATGGACTCACAGCTGCTTTCCAACGCGCTGGGTGCGGATGGGGGGACGGAAACCACGACCGCCACTGGCATCCTGTATGGCCACGAAAACGGTGTGGACGACGGCGTGCTACCTATGGACTCGTACATCCAGTCCAACGACTTTGACCTCGGCGACGGGGACAAGTTCATGCTGTCGCGCAGACTTATTCCGGACGTAAACTTTATTGGGTCCGAAACCAGCAACCCGGAGGTAGAAGTCACCCTGCTGACCCGCAACTTCCCGGGCAACGCGCAGGGGTCTGGGGTGGAGGACACACGCGTCATTGCTCAAACCACGGTGGGCCAGTTCACGGAGCAGGTGTTTATCCGCGCCCGTGCCCGACAAGCCGCTTTCAAAATCAGGTCGACCGAGCTTGGCGTGCACTGGAACCTAGGCTCCCCGCGCCTCGACGTGCGCGAAGACGGGATGCGGTAACATGGCCCTAGAGCGGTTCAAGCCCACCCCGTTGCCCAACCCGCCGCAGGAATACTCCCCTGCGTATATTCTGCAGTTCATAAGGACGCTCGAACTCTACTTTTCGCAGTTGGAGTCACTGACGCCTAACCAAGCCAGTTCGTACCGCGCCGACAACTTCTACGGTGGGACCTTTAGTGGTGACGACGTAGGTGTCGGGACCTCGACAGAGTTTGGCTCCGGTGCTGGCGTGCTCGGTATAGCTAACGCCACGACGGTACCTACCACCAACCCAGCAGGCGGTGGCGTGCTCTACGTGGAAGCTGGAGCGCTTAAGTATCGTGGCTCTTCTGGTACTGTGACAACTATCGCCCCCGCTTGATGGACCCCCTACCCCCTCCGCTGTTGTTAGTGTAGATTTTGCAGTGGCTGTGTAGCCGCACCCGTAAGGACCCTGCCATGTTCCCGCCTCCGCCGTCGCAGCCGTCGCCTCAAGTGCAGCCGCCGCAACCCAACCCGCAAGGTATGGGCATGACGCCTATGGGTGGTAGCTCCAACTCTATGGGCTTCCCTCCGCCTCCGCCGCAGGTCCAGCCTCCGATGCAGTTCGGCGGCGGAAAACCCATGCAGCCCCAAGTCCAGCCGCCGATGCAGATGGGCGGTGGCAAACCCATGCAGCCTCAAGTCCAGCCGCCGATGTACCCCGCTGCACCGCAAGCGCAGAAGATGTCCCAGTATGGTCGCGGCAACGACACCATGCTCATGCACGTCACGCCGAGTGAAGTTCAAGGGCTGCAAGGGCTGGCCCAGATGGGCGGCGCGTCGCTGACGACCAACCCTATGACCGGCCTGCCGGAAGCTGGCATTCTGGAAGACCTGCTGCCCACTATTCTCGGTGTGGCCGGTATGGCTCTCGGCATCCCTCCGATGCTTACCGCAGCCGTCGTGGGTGGCGGCACTGGCATGGCCACTGGCAGTCTTGAGAAGGGCCTGATGGCTGGTCTCGGCGCGTTCGGCGGAGCTTCCTTGGGTGGGGCTATGGGCCTTGGCGCTGCTACTACTGGCGTCGGCGCTGCTGGTGCTAACGCTGCTGGAGCCGCTGGCGCTGCTGGTACCGGCGCTGGCGCTGGTGGCTCTGCCCTAGACACCCTTAGCAATCTGGGCGCGGCGCTACCATCGGCGGAAACTCCGTTCATGGCAGCTTCATTGGGGTCCCCTGCGGTCGCTACTGCCCCCGCCGTTGGCACAGAGTTCCTTAGCGCGGCAGGCAATGCTTCACTGTCTCCGCTTACCGCAGCCGTGCCCACTGCAATGCCTCAAGCCCCTGCCTTCCTTACGGATATGCTAGGGCAAAAGACGGGCCAGCAGGTCGCTGACTTTGGCACGCGGTTCGGTCAAGTCGCAACGCCCGGCACTGGCCCGGCAGTCAGCCCCTACTACACTGGTGCCGCTGCCCTCGGCGTAGCCAACCCGCTGATGAACGCCATGCAGCCGCGCTACGCAGCGCCAGAAGCCGAAGACGACGGCTTCAACTACGAAGGGCCTTACCTGCCTACGGAGCGCCGTCCGCGCTTCAAGCCAGCTGGTTCGGAGAATGACTCCTCGGAGTTCCGCTACTTCGACGACGTTAACCCTTATCCCGGGTTCCAACCGGCTCCGCGAGGTTTCGCTGCAGGTGGCGGCGTAGAGCGCCCGCCCGTCATGCCCCCCGCCCCCGTTGGTCCGGGTGGTGTTGTTTCCTTGCCCGGTTCTGGTGCTGGTGGACCAGCCCGCCGCATCACGCGCCCACTGGGGTATGGAGACCAACAGAACTACGGCATGCGCGGCGGCGAAACCCGCTACGAGCCTTTCAGGCCCACGCTTCCTCCCGCTCCTGTTGTTGGGGGTGGCGGAGACGGTGGTGCTGGCGGCGGCACGGGTGGCGGGTCGAGTAGCGGTGGCGGCTCTGCTGGCGGTTTCAGCGGTGGTGGGTTTGGTGGCGACTTCGGCGACCGGCTGCGTAGCCTCCTTGCGCAAAACCAAGCTGGTAGCGCCCCTAGGTCAACGGAGTTCCGTGAACTCGACCAGTTTGCCGCTGGCGGCACGGTAGACCTGAACAGGGGTGGGTTTGTCGTTGACGCCCGCACAGTAGCTGAACTCGGCAATGGTAGTAGCTCTGCCGGTCAGGAAATCCTTGCCCGTTATGGCGGGCGTCCGGTGACTGGTGGCGGCGATGGGGTTAGCGACTCTGTGCCAGCGCGTATTGACGGGCGCAGGCCAGCCCGTGTTGCCCGGGACGAAGTACACTTCAGCGCTGAAGCCGTGCGCGCTCTCGGGAAGGGCGACGCAAAGCAAGGCACCAAGCGGCTGAACGCCCTGATGGCCAAAGCGCAGAAAGCCCGCCAGAGTGCAGACCGTGGGCAGGACACCAAGCTGAGGAAAGCCATCGCTAAATGACCGGGACGCCTGAGTTCGATACCTACGAGTGGCAGCAGCTGCGCAATGCCAAGCTGGCTGAGTGGCTGGGCGATGCCAACGCTATCCGGTTCATCATGGACTTCTCGGATACCTGCGAGTTGTTCGACGACCTGATCGACAAGGACAAGCCTATCGACGACGGGCACGTGGTCCGCGTGCTGTTCAAAGTCCTCACCGAGATGCCGCTGAACCCGTTCTTCGACAGGTTTAAAGCTCAGCTTATACCTATCATCATAACGGGCATTAACGCTTGGCTGGACGCCAACGACCTCGAACACGGGGACGACAACGACAAGGTCTTTGCTTACGTTTTGCGTGACTGGTATATGGAGTTCGTATCCTACGTCATCTACCTTGTTCGCGGGCGCGACTACATGCGGGCTGTAAGCCTAGATGTTAGGCATTTTTTTACCCACCATGAAACGCTGGGTGAGTATCTGGAGAGAATGCCATGAGCGGTGGTAGCGACGCTCCTGCTTCCCAGCAGGTAACCTCGACAAATACTACGTCGAACCTGCCGGACTACGCGCGCCCGTATTTCGAGAACGTGGTCAACCGTGCGCAGGCGGAGTCTTACCGCCCGTACACCCCCTATGAGGGGCAGCGCATCGCCGGGTTCACCCCCGACCAGCAGGAACTGCAGTACGAAATCCGGGACATGCAGACCCCGGGGCAGTTCGGCACCGCGAGCAACTTTGCTACCGCCGCTGGCCTCGGGTCCATGAACGCTGGGCAGTACAACCCTGCCTCCGTGGT